CGAAGTGATTCTTCTACTGCTTTAATTTCTTCTTCCCCATAAGATTCAAACTTGTAAGGGGCATACCATATTTTTTTCATATAAGCTTATTGTGTTTAAAAATTTCTGTTATTGTATTAATTATATTTTGCTCGTAATTTACGTACTCTAAAGCCAATTTCCAATTTTTATTAATTATTTCTTTTCGATTTTCGTAATAACTTTCATTTAGTTGATTAGTTATATAAACCAAATCATCTACGTTATTAAACGGTATAATACCGTTTATATCAAAGTAATCCCCTATATTCGAACAACCCCAATATAAAGGAATAGTCTTTAATAAAAAACAGTCTAATATTTTTTCAGTAAAATAACCTCTACTTGATACATTTTCGATTACTACTCCAAATTGTGAGTCGCCAAATATAAATTCTTTACCTAAACGAGCATCATCAATATTATTTCTATCTCCATAGGTTTCATAAAACTTAGTAGGAATAGTTAACTCATTTTTTCTAGCTGTTACCTGGTGTCTTAAAGAATGTCCGTATGTTTTGAGCAATTTGCCTTGTAAATGAGCTAATTTAAACTCTTTATTATGTTCTTTTTCATATTGGTCTGGTTTCAACCAGGTGTGTCCAAATGGTTGGAAAACAGCATTATCACAATTATTTAATACTTTATCACTTTGGGTTAAAATAATATTAAATAAACCTTTATTTTGAATTACCCAATCATGTAAACCAAAATATTCATTTGGTTCTTGAAATGAAATAATATTAAGAGGGGATAATTCATCTTGAGATTGTGGAGGTGTTTCTACAAATAATGAAAAATCCAAGTGAGATAAATGTTTCATTTTATCCTCAAAAATTTTACTATCAAAATGAGCTGTTTTTATTTTCATATTGTATTGTAAAATTGATTTTGTTTTTCTTGTCGTTCGATTGTTTTTGGATGCAATAAACAAAATTCATCTTCAGCAGGTAAAGCAGCAAACTGTTTATAACCTTCTAACACCTCGTGAACTTTATTTTTCCACCTAATTGATTTATTATTACGATAAATTCTCCATTGATAATCAGGGAAATTTACTCTTTCATTTTCATATCTCCAACCCCACTTGAGGATATGTTCCTCGGTGATACCACTTACGGTATTAATTCGAGGAACTAAGTATACATCCACTTCGGGGTTACTTTCTAATATGTCTGGAAGCATATCAAGTAATTCTACTGAGGGTAATTCGTCAGCATCGATTTGGAAGATATATTCTCCTTCACAGTGGTTTGCTAATTCATTTTTATAACTAGCAAAGTCCTTATTTAATGGATAAAACCAATGTTTGATTCCTCTACCAACAATTACACCAATAACATCATCAGTATGGTTGTCTTTATCTATTTGAATAACAACTTCATACTCAGGAGAAAAAGCTCTATCAGATAAATAATCCAATAGAGTTTCTAACTCTTGATGTTCGTTACAAACTGTAATTGCTAAACTAATCATTTGTCTAAACCAAATTTAATCCATTTATACCAAACACGCTCATGGGCAAAATATAAAATCATTTTAGTTATAACTTCAACCCCTCCAATAGCTAATCCAACTGATAAATTGCCAGTAATTAACCAACTAAGTGTAATAGTATCTATAGTACCTACTATTCTCCAAGTAATAGTTTTTAATATATGTCGTTTATAACTTACCATCTTTTCTCATTTGTTCACGAATCTTAGTAGCGGATATTTTTTCTACTTCTTGAGGAGGAACATGTTCAATAATTTGATATCCAACTCCACGACCATAGTTTACAGACTCAATATCAGGTATAATCATTACTTTGATTCTCCCTTGGGATATTAATTCTTTATGGGTTTGTTGTAGATTTGCTTCAATTTCTTGTGCTGTCCAGGGTTGGTTTTCATTAATTTCTACATCTCTAATACAAAGAAGTACATTTTTTCCTTCATTTAATCTTTGATCTATTAACCATTGGTGTCCCTCGTGCCAGGGTTGCCACCTACCTATAAACATTGAGTACTGCATCTATTGTTTCTTTTATTGATATATTTGTAGTGTCTAAAATAGTGTCTTCTTCTTCAGATTCAAAGTCAGACACAAAAAACTTTTCTCTTCCTCTAATTTCTGTTGTAGTTACAAAGAAAAATTTAGTCCCTATATTTTTCATTTCGTTTCTAATTTCTTTAAAAGGAGAAACAACAGAAACAACTACATTAAATCCTTTAGCATCTAAAAACTTAACAATATTATTTATTAAAGTTAAATTTTTTATTCTACCTTCTTTAGAATAATCTTGATTATTAAAAAGGGCTCTAATATCATCTCCATCAACATGAACAGCATCAATATGTTTTAAGAGTTCATTAGCAATAGTTGTTTTTCCAGCACCGGGCTGGCCATAAAACCAATAAATCATAATTATTCTGGGAGGATCTCAATGTAACTTAAGGCTTCAATAAATTCTTTTTCAGGAAAATGTTTTATTGTATCCATATCCATTCTAAATTTATAAAACTCTCCTTGTTTCTTTGGGTTAGGGTATTTATGTTTTTCTTCTTCAGTAACGGGAACTGATTTTACTGCTGACCACATCCATTCATAGGCACTTGTTCCATTAGCAAAAATCATTCCTTTTTCAGGGAGATTGATTGCTGATGGCATCCATATTTTACCTTTTTCATCCGTGTGAAATAAATCTTTATAAAGTTCAGGGAGTACTTCTTTTTGTTGATTTAAAAATTCTCCATCTTCAACCATTAAAGAATTAGTTTGAAAACCACACCCATAACAAAAATAGGTTTTAATATCTTGGTTTACTTCTTCTACGTAACATGCGTCTGATCCGCAGCGGTCACAAATTATTAAATTATCCATTTATTTTTTTTAATTTAGGGAGTTCAATTTTATTAAGTTTTGGTAATTCTAATTTTATTTCCTTAGGAAATTCAGGAATATACTTAGTAAGTAATTCATTAGTTTTTTCCTTCATTTTTTCCCAACTAAAATCATTTTTATTTTTATTACCTTGGGTTTTAGCACCATTAATATAATTTTTATAATTTTCAAATACATCTTTTAAATAAAAACCAACTTGTTGATGATCTGGGGAAAACCACTTTGATTCTGAAATTAAAAATTGGTTTTTAGTACTTGCATGGATAGGGGTTAATGTTCCAGAAAGCAAACGAGTAAGTGAAGGATCTAAAAAGTCTGTATGTCCACTCCAACCACTAACAATAATTGGTTTTTTAGTTAAACTAAATTCAAGCAATGGGCGACCAAAACCTTCACCTTTAGTTAAATTAACCATAGCTTTTACTTTTGGATGATTATAAAGTTCATTCATTTCTTCATCACTAAAATCACCATGAAGTAAGTAAATATTAGGTAAATTTTTAGAATTTACTGTTTTAGCTATTTTTTTAATTTTTTTAATTATTTCTTCTCTATCCATATAAGAAGAACTTACTTGGGCGGTTTTTAAAATTAGTGCTGGGCGATTTGTTTTGTTTTTAAATAGTTCATAAAAGGCTTTAACTAATAAACCTACATTTTTTCTGTCTTCACCAACATCACCTTCCATCCAGTGCCCTACAAACAAATAAGCAAATTTTTCTTTAATACCAAGTAATGAATTATACAATTCGTTTTGAGGCATTTTATCTAATATTTTATAAATGTCTGTGTTTGCACCTTCAAATAATACTTCTACAGGTTTTTCTAATTTAACAGAACCTTCTAAAGCATTAGTTTGTTTATTTCTTTTTTCAAAAGTAGAATCTTGAAATACTTTTTTCGAATGTTCGGAAGAAGTAATTGTAAAATCCATTCTATTAATTCCTTCAATCCAATCTCCAGGACAAACTGTGCTCTCAATACCTGCTGTACATCCTATATTAAATTTACCTACAGGCTGAAATTCATTTGGTACTGTAATCTGCATCCATATTTCTGGTTTGCTGGTTAAGGCATTATTATGGAGTTGATGTTTTAATAAAAAAGACCATTCAGGATTAGCAGTACAAAAACCCCAAGGTGTACTTCCCCAACGTTGGGACATGAGTCTAACTTCGTATTTATTAGTTTCTATAATGGCTTTAACTAAATCCCTTGAACGAGCACCATAGCCACTATAGGTATCAAAAGGACAACTTATTACAAATAACGGTTTCATTAATATATTAATTCGTGTTTTAAAATTCTATCTTCTACTTTATTAACATTAATAAATTCAAATTTTTCTCTTGGAACCCAAGTATCAAACAATTTACCAAAGGATTCAATTATTCTTTTTCCTTGTACTTCTCCAGTAAATCCTGCTTCTTCACCAAGAGCCCATTCTCTACCTATTAAACCTCGATTTTGACGTTCTTCTGGAGTAAGTTCGTATATTTCCATAATACGTTTACAAGCATCTTCGGGATTGCAGGTATCATCCCAAATATATGGAGTTGGAGGTGAACCAACAATTGTTCTTGAAGAAGGAAATACAGGAAATGCCCACCCACCATGTTTTTTGTAAGTACCTCGGTGGTTAGATGGAATTTTTGGAGATGGAGTAAACCAATTATCATTTTCATCAACAAATCTCATTTGATCTTGCATTCCTCCAGTTACATTTGCTATAATAGGATTTCCAACTAACATAGCTTCAGTTAAACTTAAACCCCATCCTTCATTTGAAGTTAACAAAATCTGAGCATCAGTACTGTTGTATAACAAATTCATATTAGTAGGATCAAATTTACTATCTGTAAAAATAATATTATATTGTTCTCCGTTTAAAAACAACTCAATTACTGCATCTAAATCAGTTCCATGAGGACTTACTCGTTCTGTATGAAGAACAAAAGCACATTTTTTAGCTTGTTCAACAGTTAACTGATCTATAAAGTATCGATATGCTAAAAGAGTATCGGGGATTTGTTTTCGACGAATATTTCTTGAGTTAAAAAATAATACAAAATCATATTCTTTGCCTTTAAACAATTTCTTTTTAAAATCTACTAAAGCAGGATCATTTTTATCTAAAGGTTTAAATATATTATGATTTAACCCATGAGGAACATAACTAATAATTCTATCATCTGCTTTATCACCTAAAACAATCTTATTAATGTTTACGGTTTGTTTTGAAATACCCATCAACAAATCACAGGCTTCATAGTATGGTTTATTATACAAAGGAGCAGGATAATCATCCCAAATATTTAAATAAGCAATAGGAATTTGTTTACGAATTTCGTTTTCAATTTGGAACAACCAAACAAAATAACGTGGATCTGTAATCAATAATATAGCATCTGGTTTTTCTAATTTAATTAATTGTCGTAAAATGTCCGGATTTCCATATTCGTTTACTGGGTATATAAAAACTGATGAATCTTCTATACCTGCTGTTTCGTTAGTAGATTGAGATATATCTAATCGTTTCCCAGCTTCAGGATGAGTTATTGATCCTCCTATATTTACCCAATTAAAATGATGAGCAGTATGAACTACTATTTCTCTAGCTACAGTTGCTACTCCTGAGTGGACCCTAATGTCATCGCAAATCAATAAAATTTTCTTCCTCTTTTCGGGAGGTAAATAACCGAATTTATCTTTCATAAAATTTTTTAGTCGTTAATTTCTAAGTTGTTGTGTGAATGAACTTTTTTTCTAAAATCTTCATCAGTAAGGTACAAATGAATTGTACGGTCGGCAAGTTTTTGTAAAGAAAATTTGTACTTAACACAAGCAATCTTGAAATTTTCAAATAACTCACTCTGTACTTTTACAGAGGTTAATGTCATATCCTTTTTATTTGTCATAGCTTTTATTTATTTGTTGTATATAAATATATGTGGATTCTTTAAGATACATATTTCCAAATATAACCTCCAGCTGTTTTTTGTTTTCCTTTAAGACAACCCCAAATATCTCCTTTTTTTATATATTTTTTAGCATCAGCAATACAATCCCAAATTTTAATTAATTCGTTTTCTAAGTTATACTGTTCTATTTTAGTTCTTTTTTTATTGCTTTGAGACATTTTTTGTTTTGTTTCAAGAGAATGAGAAGTTCCTTTTTTTAAATAACTCATTTTTTCTCTTACTTCTAAGGAGTAGGAATTATCTTTATTAGGAGAAGTTCTACCTTTTAATCCATTTGGTTTTCCTTTTAATGCTTTAGATATTTTGGATTTATGTTCTTCAGTATATTTTCTTCCTTTAATTTTATTTCCAATTTTTTCTCCTCGTTCTTTAGAAGGAATCCATCCTTGTCTTGCTTCACTTATTTTAGATTTTGTTTCATTTGTGTGATAAATAGTTCCGAATCCACCTTCATTAGAATTTAAACCATCGTTATAAGAATTATATTTTTTTATAT